GGTGTAGCAACAGTGCCGGAACCAATAACATTCCCACTCACCATGTACTTGTTAGCAGCAATTGCCACGATTTGAACCCATGTGCCAGCAACACCGCCGGTAGTTGTACCGTTCAAGTTGATGAAGTCATTGGAAGAACCGTTGGCAGAGAAGCCAACTACAGCGCCAGATGTATCTGAATCAATAGAGATCACAGCGCCAACGTACAAATCGCTGGAACCAGAAGTTGTACCAATCTTCAAAGAGCTTGTAGAGATGGTAGTAGGAACCCAGATTGTGTACACAACGCCTTCGTTGTTGGCTGTGCTTGGGTCTTGACCGGGGCCAGATGTAGTTGAATTAGCGCTGGTGTTAATTGTGGGCAAAGTCAATGTCAGTGCGGCAGCCAAAGAACCGCCAACAGAAATGATGCGACCGCCATGCTCTTCGGGGCTTAATGTGGTGCTTGCTGTGATTTCAACAGTAGTAGCTGGGCCTTGTTGATAAATGCCGCCCAATGAACGAACTGGGCCTTGAAACGTAGTACGTGCCATGATTTTTCCTTACATACAAGTTAAGTGCATCAGTCTGTATGTCGTCAGCCGGGACTGTCTAATGCACCGGATAAGCCCGGGGTTGATGCAATATACAACAAAAGAAAAGGGGGCACAAGGCCCCCCTTCAAATATTTCCGAAGAAATATTAGGCTCCGGGTGAACCGAAGACACCCAGTGGGTCAGACCAGCCGAACGAATAACGCTCGCGGGCTTTGTAACGAACGTTGCCTGTATCAAAGTCACCATCCATGGATGTAGACAAAGCAGCACGCTCAAAGTGCTTCAAACCGTTTGGAACGTCTGTGGTCAAGAACCAAGCGTTTGTGTCGGTCAAGAAGTGGTTAACGGTGTAGCCGCCAGAGATGGTGCCCATTTGCTTCAACGCGTTGATGTCGTTGTCAGCAGTAGAAACACGCAATTCGGTGTCAAGCAAACGCTTAGCAACGAACATCAATGATGGAGGAATCACCAACTTGACAGGCTTGGCTGCGATCAGCAAGCCGCGCTCATCAACCCAAGCAGCGATCTGAATCGTTGCGTTTTCTAGTGCGGTCTCGTTCAAGTCCGTATTAGTTGCAGGACGATTGCTGTTGACGCCACCAGACACCAGCGGGTGCGATGTGCTGAACAAAGGCACGCCATCACCACCGTAATAAGCGGAAGAGTTGGTGAAACCGTTATTCAACGTAGAAGCAGCTTTAACCTGCTTGGTGAAGGCCATACCGCGAGCCAAAGCCTTGGTGTAACGTGCAGACAGTGAGTCATACAAGTTATCTTCCACAGCTTCTTCAGTGATGGAGAAGCCCAAAGCGATGGTTTCGTGTGTGTAGCGAGCAGTGAATGCTTCCTGCGCGTTGTCATAAGCGATGGCAGAGCCCTCGTTCTTGACTGGTGCAGCACCAAAGCCAGAAAGCTTAGTTTCTTCTTCAAAGCTACGCTCAGATTTCTCTGTTTCGTAGATTTCTTTGTGCTCTTCGCCGTAGCGTGCGTACTCTAAACCAAACAAAGCGTTTAGACCGGGGAGCAACTCTTTAAGTAGTTGTGCGCGTGAAATTGCCATGGTAATTTACTCCTTACAGGCCAACGTTATTCAAATACGAATGGGCACTGGGATTGAATTTAACAAACACATCAGTGTACGCATCGCCCGGGGTGGACGCAAAGCCCACAATACGGAAAGCCGCAGCAGTAGTAACCACAGTTGACTCCAAAGCGCTGGTTGAGTTACCAGTCTGGGTTGAACCAGTGCTAGTGCTCTGTACAGCAGCGAAGAAGGTGTTAGTGCCCAAAACTGATTGAGCGCCAGAACCATCCAGCTGAGCTTGGAAGGTAACACTTGGGTCAGTAACTACGTATGCAGTCACCACGCCGGTTGTGCCGGAGGGGTAGTACTGGCCGTAGATTTGCTGGCCTTGTGCGTTGATATAAGAACAACCGACGAAAACGCCGATTGCACCTACGCCAGAACCACCAAGGTTATTGGTAGTGATGTCTGCGCCGGTAGCGGTAGACAAAGCGATATAACCATCTGCGCCGATGATAACAACTTGACCATAAAACAAGTTAGTACCTTCGCCAGCGGGGTCAATCAAGAACTGACTCGTAGCGCCAGCATAGGGCATGCCGTCGATACGATTGATGGGCCGTAGCCCATAGGGTGCTGCTGTTAGTGCCATTTAAGACTCCTTATTACTTTGAACCAGAACCAAAACCACCACCGCGACTGGTCGTTGACTTGCGGTCAGCGAAAAGAGGCATGCGGGGATCATTGTTTCGCATGAAACTGTTATCCACAGAATCCATCTGGGCCTGCGCTTGTTTAGCGTAATACTCGTCACGGGCTTGGGCGCGTTCGGTTGGCATCTTGCAGAGCATGAGGCCGCCGATCTCGACGTTGCCAGTTTTAGCATTACCTTCCAGCATCAGTTCCGGATGGTCGACTGCTTTGACCGGTTCCCAACCTTCACGCATCTTGGTAGACACGTTCGTGTTTTGTGCTTCGCCTAGTACGTGAGTCGCAATCCAGCGATACGCTATACCGGGTTCAGGGGTTGGATCAGGCAGTGCACTCGCAGGTGTATACACATAGCGAGTCGTTTTATCGCGTGCCTCAAGTGCACGGGGGGTCCGGGTATTTGTGTCAGCCATTCGATTTCTCCAATTTTGCTACTTCAACAGCGTATTGCTGCGGGGTTAGTCCATATTTCTTCGCCAACGCAATTTGCGTGGGTGTCAACTGAACTTTGCGTGCTCCAGTCGAACGAGTCGCCGGGGCAACAACCGATGTAGGTCGCTTGGAGCTATCGCCGGGTTTCGGCCTGTCTTCAGTCCCACCGAAAACTTCAGGGAACGTGGACTTCATGCGAGCATCAATGCGCTCGAAGTAATCGTCAGAGCGGGGATCAACCCCGGAATTGACTAGTTTTTGGTGCAGCCCTAGTGCAAAGCTGGTAACTTCTTCGTACCCCGGAGAACCGAACCACTGGTTTTTTGCCTGCCAGCGAACAGTTTTTTCGTCTAATTCTTGACGGGGTTCTTGTGTTTGATGAGTTTGTACATCATTTTCTTCAACCTGTAAAGGGGTAGGCTTGAAATTTTTTGCAGCCTGTACCTTCATCTTGGCATCCATCAGCGCGTCTTGCGCTTCAATGACGCCATCGGTGTCATACGCTTCGGTTGCTTCTTTGAGTTTGCGTTTAGCTTTCTCAACCTCGGTCTCGGCAAGTGACAGCTGTGAAGCTGCGTACTGCTCGGTGCCCGAATTCACGTATTGCTTAAGACGATTGTTCTCTGCCACCATGTGCTGAGCAAGGCGTTCGAGTTCTTGCTTCTCACGAAACAAAGCCTCTTTTGCGCGGCGCTCATCATGGCGTGCATGTGTCAACTCCTTGATGCGTTTCTTAACGCCGTCAGAGTATTGGTCAATCTCGTCGTCCGTAGGATCGGCCACTTCGCGGTCAAGTGGCTTGCGGCCACGGTCTCGCTCGGGGGTGTCGTCTACGACCTCAACCTCAACATCGTTGTCGGTTGAGACGCTTATTTCAAGATCAGCAGACTGATCCTTTTTGGACTCGACGCTTGTGTCGTCGTCCTGCTCATCTGGGAATCTGTATCCAGCCATTATTACTCCTTATGCGCGGGTTAAACCGCGAGGGTCTTGCACAACACACTCCACCTGATCGTCGTTCAAGACACGGAATTCCTTACCGAAAATCTTGAAGCGCGTACCGGTGTAGGTACGTACGAGCACAAAATCACCTTCCTTGCACCATGCGCCTGATGGGAACTTGGCAGGATCTTTGTACGCGTCTGGTCCGACCCGGATTACGAACAGCACCGTAGTGGCATGCTCTTCCGCTCTCATGGTCGCAGCATCTCGAACAAGGTCGAGGCTCGTACCGGCGATCTTTTCATCGACTTCCGGAACGACACACAGTAGCTTGTACCCGGTTGGGGTAGGCAGCGCTGATGCTTTTGTTTCGTCGTCAGCCGCGTCCTCTGGGACGTCTAACGGCTGGATGTGCTTTGGCAGGCTGATGCCCGGAGGCAGAATGATTTCACTCATCTGATTGCTCAACTTTCTTCACAAGGTCAAGGAGATGACGCTCTGCAGTAGCTAGACCTTGAATCACACCACAGAGTTTTTGGTAATCGTCAAAAGAGCGACATGCCCCGCCAGCGAGATCGTCGGCGTAATTGTTCATGTCGGTGCGTAATTTTTCGCGCAATACGCGTGCGAATTCGGAGATCATTGGTTACCGGGACCTTTCCTTTGATTTTGAATAGCAGCTTGTTGTCTGCTTCTTGCAATGTCAATGCCCATACGGACACCGTCACGTTCTTGGTCAGCCTCAAGCTTGTCGGCCTTGTATGCGGCATCAATCTGCAATTGCTTTTCCTTAAGCTCTAGCTCGTCAGCTCGGGCAGCCGCATCAATCTGGAGCTTCTGCTGTTTGAGTGCCAACTCGCCTTGCTTGATCTGCAACTCTTGCTGCTGCATCTGAACAATTGGATCTTGTGCTTGTTGCTGTGCTTGCTCTTGAGAAGCCGCAGCTTGACTTTGCTGGAGAACTTGTTGCGCGGCTTGAGCCATCATGCCGGACAAAGCAATCTCAATCTGTGGTGGCAACTTCTCGTCTTCGGGAGGAAGTGGCATACCAAGCTGCTGCTCAATCTTCTGACGATAACCAAAGCCAACGTGCTCAGCAATGTGTGACTGCATAGCCGCCATGAGCTGAGGAGCGCGTGGGTTTTGACCAATCAACTGCGCAATGATGGGGTCCTGCATCGCAGACATGTGTACCCTGATGTGTGACTCATGGTCTTGATACTGGAAGGCTTTAACAGGTTTGCCCTTGAGCACGTTCTGATTCTC